CCTTGACCAGCTTCCATAGCTGCTTTTAATAAAGCTAATCTTTCTTCAGCACTGCGGTCTGGTTTTTCATAAGCATATGTATCTGCCATATCAGCAAAGCCAGTACGGTCGGTACCACCTTGCATTAGTTTTAACATGTCCCCCATACTTGTAGCCATAACTAGTTACCTGATTTAATTGTTGCTTGCATATTCTTTATACCATCTTTTGCTAGTTATACACTAGCTCTAAGTTTTTGATGTTCGTCATTTTGTTCCATTTTGTCTTCTGCTAGTTCTTTTGACTGCATCATTTTAGCTCGTTCTAGATTAATCTTTTCTTCAGCCTCTTCTTGTCGAGCCTGTTCTTCACGTGCTTTTAAGTCTAGTTCACGATCTTTTAGCTTTAATAATGGATCATTTTCAACTTGATTCAAGACTTCTTTTTCTGCTTCTGCAAAGTCATCACTAAATTCTGCAATTAATTGTGCTTTTCTAGCTTCCATTTGCATTTGTAGGTTAGTTTCTTGTTGTTGTATCTGTTGCATCTTCGGATCCTGCTGTAATTGTTGTTGCATTTGTGGATTTTGCTGCGCTTGTTCTATTAAAGGCTGCACTTGTTGCATAACTTGTTGCATTTGCTGTTTTTGTTGCGCAAATTCTATTTCTACTTGTTCAGTTGCCATTAAAAGGATGTGTTCCATACAGTTTTGTTGCAACATACCCATAGCTGCCGGATTATTTCTAATAACCGTAGTGCCCATAAACCTTAAATGCGTTTTCATGTGCGATTGGTGGTCTTGTTTTGGAAAAGCTTGAAACTTTTTACCATTTAAGGCCAATATATTCTCACTTGCTGGGTCTAACGCCGAAGGTTGTGGCGGTGGTGGCAATAATTGATCAATATCTTTAACGCCAAGTGCCTCATACATATGTCGATACGCGTGATAAATATTATGCATCTGTGGATTAGTCATAGCAATCTGCATTTCTGATTGCGCAATACTAATACGTTGTGTTTGTGAAAAAATGTTTGGATCTGCAACCGGAATAATATCTATCTTCGGACTAAAGTCATCTTTAAATATTTGATTTTGACCGCCAACAACATCATACGGATACATGTTTGGTAGATAACTGACAAAGTTATCAGCTAACAACATAAACTCACATTTCATTGCCGCATATAAACGTTTGTGGATTGCTGACATAACCCGCGATCCGCGTTCCAAGAGCGCGACGGTCGTACCGACTGCTGCACCTTGGTTACCATCACCCACTTGCATATCTGCTATGCTCGCGAAGCGTTGACCGGCCTGAACCACTGTACCCATTAATTGTAATAGGGTTGCATCTGGTCCTTTGAACGGTAATGGCATGAACGCGTCTCTAAGGTTTCCACCAGGGGCATCTACATCACGAAACTCGCCCGGCTGCAACGGTTGCGCTTCGTCGCGGACTCTGATGCCACGCATCTTGAATCCGGCTGGTAAATTAGACAAGGTGCCGGCATCTAAGAGTTGTCTTAGAGCGGCTGTGGCGGTTCTAGAAAGTCCGCCAATCATATGAATTAACCCAAATCCATAGAAGCCTAGTCCTGGTAAAAATTTAAAGTGTACAAAATAATCTTGTCGTTTTTTTAATTGGTCGTTAACTTTCCAATTTCGTTTAATGGCTAAAACTTCTCCTGTGTCCTCTTCAAGAGTAACTATGTATGGAAACTTCATACCGGTAGATTCTTCAGTTTCAGGATTTATGTCTTCAAAACCTTCTATTTCTAAATTAACGTGACACTCTAAAATAGAATGCACATCATGTTTATTAGTTTCAGTACCATCTAATTTATTTTTTTGTTCTTGTACGTCATTGTTTTGATACGTGCCACTGTCACCAATTTCTGCATCCATGCTATAAATACCAGCTAGTTGATGTTGCACTAAATCATTGTGAGTCATCTTAACACGATGAATAATAGTTTCGGTGTCGTCTAAAGATGTAGCTGTGTACGGCACATATAAATCTTCTGCTGGTACAAATTTAGATACACTTCTTTGTAAGATTGCATCGTAATAAACTTTTTTAAAAGTAGAACCTGACAACGGTAAATTAAATAACATTTGATCAAACTCTGGTTCGTACTCTTTCATGTTAACCATCAATTGATAGTTCATAAAATCTTTAACTCGAGCTGCTTGCGCAACTTTTTCTGAAGACTCTAAACCCATAACTTGCGTTCTAACTGGTCCGCCTGCAGGCAATAATTCTTTGTAAGCTAGTGCTTGGAACTGTGTTACCGCTTCGGCTAATACTGGGTGAGTTGCACCAGATGCGCCTTGAAACGGTTCTGCTCTATTTTCATATTTAAAACCTAATAGTTCTAAACCTTCTTTATACGTTTGTTCCCATTCTGAACGTGAAGAATCACATTCGTCAAACTCTGCTAAAATGTCACTAGATATTTCACCAATTATATCGTCTTCTAAAAAGTCTACTAAATTAGCGTCATGCTGGTCTGCGCCTTGCATCGCTTCTGCTTGTGGATCAAAATCTATTTCTGCACCACCGTCTTCCATCATTTCAATATTCATATCGTTAGATGGGTTTAAATCTTGTGCCTCTAGTTCTACGTCTTCCGGTAGAATATCTGTAGGCATTTTGCCTGGTATCATTTCTTTATCTATAGCCATTATTTTCTCCTAAATAAACTTCCCATGCCATTGGACACCGGGCCTTTTTCTGGTGGTACTAAACCACCCTTGTTAAATCTTTTTTCTATCTGCAATCTTATTTGATCTTCTGGTGACATCATACCATCTTCCATTATGGCATCATCATAATAACCGCCTGTTAATCTAAAGTCATTAGGTAAATCTAAACCCGCTTCATACTCCATAATTGGATCCATGTTATAGTTTTCATTACCTCTACTACCTACACTAATATCAAAAGGTCCAACTTTAGCTCCACCTTTAATATCATATTCTCCTGATGAACTATCATACCTAGGCTCAAACATTGTATCTACTTTATCACCATCTTTAAAACCTACGCGACCGCCCATATTAAAACCACTATCGCTTCCTTTTAGTTTATACAAGTCTTTTAAAAACTGTTCTGTTCCCTCTGGATCCTCAGCAAGTGCTTTTTGTATTTTTGAACTATTATAAATAGTATCGGCTCTAAATTTTTCATAGTCTATAAGATTATAGAATATATTTTTTTCTTTGTCACTATAACGTGGCGAGTCTTGTATCATTTGTTCTAGTTCATCTATAGTTTTGCTGCCTGCAGGCGTGTCTATTCTTCTAGTTAAATCGGTACCTTCGTCTCTAATAATATTTTTAATTTGCTCCATGTCACCTATAGCATCTGAACGTTGTGCTCTAGCCACACCTTTTTGCGTAGTCATAGTTTTTTCTAACTGTGGTCCTATTAATTTTAATAAACCCGCTAAACCACCTTTAAACTTTTTTTCTCGAGGTTTAAATGGTACTACATTATCACGATAAGATAGCCCTGCTTTAGAATCACTAATAATTCCACTTTTAGTGCTGTTAGGTATAATATCAAAACTTTTTATTTTTGGTGTTATGTTTCCTCCTAACCTTTCTATTTGAAGAATATCCTCTACTCTAGCTACAGCATCGTCCATGTATTCTAGGTAATCGTTACTAAAACGTGCATTGTCTCCATAAATTTGGTCTCTAACTTTATCTTTCATTGCTGTTGCAATTTTTATTCTTTGTGGTTGACTTAACAAACCAAGTTTTTGACCTGTTATAATAGCTTCTGCTTCTCTTAGGCTTTGGTTAAGACCATCTGCTGTTGCTTGATCTGAAACTTCGTCAGGAACTTTCGCTAGTTCTTTTTTAAATATTTCGTCAAATTGATCGTCAGAAACGCCTTTCATTGTTACGTTTTGTTTGTATGTTTGTTTTGCACCAAATGGTTTTACACCACGGTTTGCAAGTTTAGCGGCTTCCATAATACCTTTACCAATTAAACTACCACCTGCAAACATACCCACACGTCCGCCTTGGTTAAAATCACCTTCACCTTCTCTGTACAACATTTCAAGCATATCATCAGATAGTTCTTCACCACCTGTATTATAAAAATGATTTGCTCTTATTTTTTCTTTGTCGATTAATTTAAAGAACACAGCTTTTTGTTTGTCATTGTATCGTGGTGAGTCTTGCACCATTTGTTCTAGTTCACGAATTGTCATTGTGTCTAGCGGTGTAGCTTTTGTACCATCTGCTCTGTCTTTTAGTATTCTCTCAAGATCTGTGCGCGGATCTCTGATCACGTTTTTAGCTTGTTGTATGTCAGCTGTTTTAGCTGGGTCCATACCCATGTTTGCTTTTGGTCTCATAAGCAATAATTCTTTTATGTCTTGCTTTAGTTTTGGGTCTAATAAAGCGTTTAAAGCTTTGCTAGATATTCCTCCAGACATCATTCCAACACGCCCACCATCTGCTTGTTTAGTTCTAGCTAGTTTAATTTTTCTAATCATTCTTTCTAGTGCTGCAGTTGGTTCAAAGCCGTCGTCTATTTCACGCATAAACATATCAACTGCTTCGTTCTTTAATTTTTGTTCGTCAAGTAAGAACGTAGACTCAGTCAACATATTTTTTGATTGTGATTCCATATCACGCATTGCTTTTAAAATTCTATCTGATTCTTCCTCAACTGCTTTTGCTGAAGTGATACCTTCTTTTTGTTTTGGAAAGAATTGCATCTCTCTCATCATTTTTCGTCCACGTGCAGAATTTGGATTTATAACAGTTGGGTCTTTACCAATTAAATTTTGTAAATTTTCTAACACGTCGTCTTCTGCTGTTTCACCTAATACTGATTTTCTAAAACCAGTATATTTTGGATCAGCCATCATTCGTTGCATGACTTCAGCTTCTAATAATTGTTTGTCTGTTGCGATTTTGTTTTTAGGAGCGCCTTTTAATAGAGTTGATACTTCACCAAAGTTCTGACTTGTTGGATCAAAGTATTGGCCTCGGTCTTTAAATAAAGAACCAAGTCCTCCTAGAATTCTTTTCAGTAATTCTTTTTTCATTAATAGTACGTCCTTTGTTGTTGTGGTAAAGGCTCATCTTCGTAATCGTCGGGATGTTCTACAAAACCACCTTGTCTAAATCTCATTACTGCTTGAGTCATGCTATCCACTAAGTCATCGTGCTCGCCTAGCGGGAATGCAGCGCATTCCTCAATTACCTCTTCTGCCCATTTTTTTTCTGGTGCCCAAATCATACCAGATTCAAATAAAGGTGCAACCGAGTTTATTCTTGTATGTTTATCATTTCCCTTGCTAGGTGTAAAGTTAATAACTGGTATGCCAAGTTTACGTAATTCATAGGTTAATGGCAAACCTGATGCTTTTGCCTCCACGATCACCGTTTCTGGCTTCCAATAGTCATATTGTTCTTTGGCAACTCTACGCAGTTCTGGGAACTCAAATCTGTCTTTTACCATGTCAATTAGTATTAACTGCGGTCCGCTGTCCTCGTCTGGTGTAAATACACCCCATGTTGTAATAGCAGAATAGTCAGCAGTTTCTTTTTTCATAAACGCTGTATCATAACTTTGTATGACATGCTGTAGCGGTGGCAGTTCTTCTTTCTCCCACACATTCCACCATTCACGTTTTATAATACTACCTTCAGCTGCTGTTGGATTTTGCTGGTATTGCGCATTCCATTTTAATATACTTACGGATGCTTTCACCGCTTCTAACTCTTCTAGCTTCCAATATCCAGGCCACACCGGCTTACCGCTGGGTAAGATTGCAGGAAACTCGATTACTTCCCATTGGTCTGCTTTTGGTTCTGTTTGTGCTTTCATTAACTTTCCCGTCAGGTCTGCGACATTCCAGCGAGTCATCACCACTATTATTCTGCCGCCAGGTTGTAACCTCTGTCGAGGTCCAGATGTGTACCACTCATAAACTCTATCAAAACTGGCCATGTTCATTGCGTCCTGTTCTGAGTGTGGGTCATCAATAATCAATAAATCCGCTCCACGGCCCGTGATACTACCTCCAACACCCGCTGCATAATATTCACCGCCCTGATCCGTTTCCCATTTACCAGCAGCTTTAGAATCTTCTCTTAATCTTGTATTAAATATTTTTTTAAACTCATCCTGTTCCATGAGTGTCTTTGCTTTACGACCAAATCGTACAGCAAGTTCTGCGTTGTTTGTTGCTTGGATTATTTTTAAATCAGGTTTGTTACCGATCATCCATGCAGGTAGATAGTTAGATGCAAACTCAGACTTTGTATGTCTTGGTGCCATGTTGATAATGAGTCGCTTGAGATCGCCTCGTGCAACGCGGTTAAACTTCTCAGCCATTATCTTATGGTGTTCGCCTTCAATAAAATCTGGCCACATGTGTTTTACAAAACTTAAAAAATCATCTTTGATCGCTTGCTCTTTTTTCTTTTCGTCAAGCAACAATAATGTTCGCAAATATTCTTTGCGTGTATCTTCAGGTAAGTTTTTTAATTGATCAGGGGTTAGCATTCGAAAAAATTTTATAAAAAATTTTGCACCTTTACTTTTAAGAGTGAAAACGATTTTAGACCATATCTATGTGCAGATCAAGCATATAGTATAAACATTAGGATCCCTTTTATGCAAAATCCGGGGTACGGGGGTGGGGTCGCAAGTCTGGCAGCAAATGCGCAAGGGTCCCCTATTACAGCGAGCGCGCAAGGGGCGCAGTTTAGAATGAGTCTAAGTTGCAAAGATAAGTATAATAATTGTTGACAGGTTTTTACAAATACTACAATATTGTGGGATAATAATAGAAAGGATAATATATGGAACAGTTAGTTAATCATCATAAGATCGTGCAAGACGCAGAGATTATGACAAAGGGAGAGTTCATTCAAGAACATGGAGAACAATACCTAGAATACTATGAGCAAGTACAAGCCAATGTACCAAGCCACCTCAGTAAGTTCATTGAAGAGTGTAGTAATATCAATGTCGAAGAACTGCTATTTGGTACAGATGAGTAAGTCTGCTA